TGTTCCATGGCCTTCAGCCACACCGCCAACAGGCTGGCTGAAATGCAACGGTGCGGCTTTTTCTGCTGAAGAATACCCGGAACTGGCAAAGGCTTATCCGACAAATAAATTGCCTGATTTACGTGGTGAGTTTATTCGTGGCTGGGATGACGGGCGCGGTATTGATGCAGGACGTGTTTTATTGAGCATTCAGACAGGGATGCTGGAAAAACACCGCCATATTGTTGTTGCCAATGATGGTTACGACACAAAAGATGAATGGGAACTGGCTACGATTTTCAAAAAAACATACACACAAGGACGGGGACTTGATGCCACAAATACAGGAGGGAGTCTGATCCCATCACCGACACTTCATTCACGAGGGAGTATCGGTAATACTGGCGGGAGTGAAACCCGTCCACGAAATATTGCATTTAACTATATCGTGAGGGCTGCATAATGGATAACGCCGTATTAAATAGCGAGCTTATTGCCACGAAGGCGGGGAATATTACCGTCTATAACTATGATGGTAAAACTCGGGAATATATTTCTACTTCAAATGAATATCTTGCCATTGGTGTCGGTATCCCTGCATATTCCTGTCTGGATGAACCTGGTATACATAAGGCGGGTTATGCTATCTGCCGTTCGATGGATTTAAACTCATGGGAATATGTGCCAGACCATCGCGGTGAAATCGTCTATAAAACCGAAACGGGAGACGCCAAAGAAATCACAGCTCCGGGTGATTATCCTGAAAATACAACCACTATCGCCCCGTTAACGCCATTCGATAAATGGGATGGTAAGAAATGGGTGACCGATACTGAGGCACAGCATAGCGCCGCAGTAGACGCGGCAGAAGTACAGCGTCAGTCACTGATTAATACTGCAATGGCTTCCATTAGTCTGATTCAACTTAAATTGCAGGCCGGGCGGAAGCTGATGCAGGCAGAGACCACCCGACTTAACACTGTGCTGGATTACATTGACGCGGTGACGGCAACAGATACCAGCACAGCGCCGGATGTCATCTGGCCTGAACTGCCGGAGGCGTAGGCCATTCAATATCTGGCGCACTGGAGGTATCAACCAGCTCCAGTGCGTCCAGGTAATCCAGCCACAAATTATATTGCGCCAGTTCCTCGTCTTTCAGACGACCAATAGCGGCTTTACCGGGCCATTGTTTACTGTTCATGTATTCGTTGGCCTGATTAAGCAATAATTGCCTTTCTGATTCTGCCTGTTGAATAAGTTCTTCATGTGATGGTGAAGGTATTAGTGCCCATGTGGGTAATCCATTTTCTCCTGCAACACGAATTTTGCCATCTGGGGGCGTATTTATTGCAAATTCATTATAAACATCGTCACTGACAGCCAGAGCATCATCTGGCCATGAATTTGCATTAATGTAATCATCCTTAAGTGCAGGATTCACAAAAATGTTTAAAGATGGACTATAAAACATATTACACCCCTATAGCGATATAACGACCTAATACAGCGTTTGCAGCAGTCGCTATGCTTGAAAAACCGCGGAACTGATTTGATGTAATTGCAGAAGCCGACAGGATTCCTGCGCCTGAAGGTGTATGCCCCACATGACTAACTATCATTCCATAACATGCTGACGGAAAGGCAAAAGGAAAATCATTAAGATATCCGGCATCTTCACCACCAGACCCACCAAATCTCGCCTGCCCCCACTGAATAATCAGTGTTCTCCGGGAACCTGAAATAATTAACGGAATCGTTACATACCCATTCAGACCAATGACACCCGATGCAGTGCCAGCCAGAGATAATTCTCCCAAACCAACGTTTAAGAAAATGTAGTTTTCCCCCCTAGCTGGCATCATTTGGGCTTTTGCATGAGGGAAAACAAATGCAGGTTGGCTATGTGCGCGTATCAACAAATGAACAAAATACCGCGCTACAGCGTGACGCGCTGGAACGGTCGGGATGTGAGCTAATTTTCGAGGATAAAATCAGCGGTAAATCGACAAACAGGCCAGGGTTAAATCGCGCACTCAGGCAACTTAATGCCGGTGATACTCTCGTTGTCTGGAAGCTCGACAGGCTCGGGCGTAGCATGCGCCATCTTGTCTCTATGACTGAAGAGCTTCGCCAGCGAGGGGTTAATTTCAGAAGCCTGACCGACAGTATTGATACCTCAACCCCGATGGGGCGATTTTTCTTTCACATCATGGGCGCTCTTGCAGAAATGGAACGCGAGTTAATCGTCGAACGAACCCGCGCCGGGCTGGATGCAGCCCGGGCACAAGGCAGGATCGGAGGTCGTAGGCCGAAGCTGACGCCTGATGAATGGGCTCAGGCTGGCCGGTTGATTGCGGCCGGAGAATCCCGACAGCGTGTTGCACTGATTTTTGATGTGGGCATATCGACGCTGTATAAAAAATTTCCGGCGACAAATCCCGTTGTGTCAGCCACCGGCGAACCCTGACAAATAGCCGCATACAGGCGTAAACCAGACAATATCACTCACCTCAACTAACGGAGTTAAACGGATGAGTGATTATCATCACGGTGTCGAGGTCGTCGAAATTAACGACGGCACCCGCACAATCTCGACGGTATCAACGGCGGTCGTTGGCATGGTCTGCACAGCCAGTGATGCTGACGCCGGGGCTTTCCCTCTCAATGAGCCGGTGCTGATTACCAACCCACAAAGCGCCATCGCAAAAGCCGGTACTAAAGGTACCCTGGCAAAATCCTTACAGCTCATCGCTAACCAGTCAAAACCGGTTGTCGTTGTTGTGCGTGTCGCGGAGGGTACCGGCGACGGCGAAGAGGCACAGGCGCAAACCATTTCTAACATCATCGGCACCACGGATGAGAATGGCAAATATACCGGGATGAAAGCGCTGTTAACGGCGAAAGCGGTCACCGGCGTGAAGCCACGTATTCTCGGTGTGCCGGGGCTCGATACTCAGGAGGTGGCGACCGCGCTTGTCTCCGTGGCTCAGAAGCTGCGCGCTTTCGCCTATGTCAGCGCGTGGGGCTGTAAAACCATTGCTGACGTTATCGCCTACCGCGAAAACTTCAGCGCCCGTGAGCTCATGATTATCTGGCCTGACTTCCTCGGGTGGGATACCACGGCCAACGCGACCACAACCAGTTATGCAACAGCAATCGCGTTGGGACTGCGCGCAAAAATCGACAATGACACAGGCTGGCATAAAACCCTGTCAAACGTCGGCATCAATGGCGTCACCGGTATCAGTGCGTCGGTCTTCTGGGATTTGCAGGAATCTGGCACTGATGCCGACCTGCTGAATGAGGCCGGTGTTACGACGCTGATTCGTGCCGATGGTTTCCGCTTCTGGGGTAACCGTAATTGCTCCGATGACCCGCTGTTTCAGTTTGAGAACTACACCCGCACCGCACAGGTCATAGCCGACACAATAGCCGAGGGGCATATGTGGGCGAACGATAAGCCCATCACCGCGACGTTGATTCGCGACATTATCGACGGCATCAACGCGAAATTCCGCGAGCTGAAAACCGGCGGTTACATCATCGATGCGACGTGCTGGTTTGACGAAGAGGCCAACAGTAAAGAAACCCTGAAAGCCGGGAAACTGTTTATCGATTATGACTATACGCCGGTGCCGCCACTCGAACACCTGACCTTACGCCAGCGCATTACTGATAAATATCTGGCGAATCTTATCTCGTCCGTCAACAGCAAATAAGGAGCCTGACAAATGGCATTACCGCGCAAGCTCAAACTCATGAACCTGTTTATCGATGGGGTGAGTTATCTCGGCGTCGTGCAGTCCGTCACGCTGCCGAAATTAACCCGCAAGCTCGAGAACTATCGCGGCGGCGGGATGAATGGTTCGGCACCGGTCGACCTCGGCCTCGATGACGATGCGCTGTCGGCTGAAATCTCTCTCGGCGGCTTCCCCGATGACGCTATCTGGTCGTTATACGCTGCCACCGGCGCGGCCTCCGTACCGCTACGTTTTGCCGGGTCTTACCAGCGTGATGACACCGGCGAGACCGTGCCGGTTGAGGTTGTTCTCCGTGGCCGTCAGAAAGAAATCGACCTCGGTGAAGCCAAACAGGGCGAAGACACCGAGTCGAAAATCGCTCTCGCGTGTACCTATTTCAAGCTGACGATGAATGGCTCGGAACTGGTGGAAATCGACACCGTGAACCTCATCGAAAAAGTGAACGGCACCGACATGCTCGAGGCGCACCGACAAAATATCGGCCTGTAATTTATGCCCCGGTCAGCATGGCTGGCCGGGCATCCTGAAACCAGAATTTAACGAGAAATATCATGGATAAAACTAACGAAAATATCGTCACTCTGATTAAACCCATTAAGCGCGGTGAGCAGGTTATTACCGACGTCACCCTGTTAAAACCGTGTGCCGGAACCCTTCGCGGTGTCAGCCTGGCATCTGTCGCAAACTCTGACGTCGATGCGCTGATTAAAGTGCTGCCGCGCATGACCATGCCGTCGCTGACCGAGCAGGAAGCCGCCGCACTGGAGCTGCCCGACCTGCTGTCGTTTGCCGGTAAGGTGGTCGGTTTTTTGTCACCGAGTTAGGCGGCGTAACCTTCCCGCAAAAACTCTCGGTCGATGACCTGATGGCTGACATAGCGGTAATTTTCCACTGGTCGCCATCAGACCTGTATCCCATGAGCCTGACCGAACTCGTCAACTGGCGCGAAAAAGCGCTACAGCGAAGCGGAAACACGAATGAGTAATAACCTCAAACTCGAAGTGCTGCTGAAAGCTGTCGACCAGGCGACCCGACCCTTTAAAGCGATCCAGACGGCGAGCAAATCGCTGTCTGGCGATATCCGCACGACTCAGCAATCCCTGCGTGATTTGAATGGTCAGGCATCGAAAATCGACGGTTTTCGCAAAACCAGCGCACAACTGGCGGTAACCGGACAGGCACTGGAAAAGGCAAAACAGGAAGCCGCCGAGCTGGCGGTGCAGTTTAAAAACACGGAACGGCCAACGGCGGCACAGGCCAGAGTGCTGGAATCAGCAAAGCGTTCGGCTGAAGGGTTACAGGCAAAATATAACAGCCTCACCCAATCGGTGAAGCGGCAACAGACCGAGCTCGGCAAAGCGGGGATTAATACGCGCAATCTGTCGAATGATGAAAGCCGCCTGAAAAACTCTATCAATGAAACTACCGCACAACTTAACCGCCAGCATGAAGCACTGGCGCGGGTCAGCGCGCAACAGGCAAACTCAGCGCAGTACAAAAACGCTATCAGGCAGGAAAGGCACTGGCTGGAAATGCGGCATCGATGGGCGCTGCCGGGATAGGCATGGCAACGACCGGAGCGCTTGCCGGTGTTGCACTGATGAAGCCCGGTTATGATTTTGCTCAGAAAAACTCTGAGTTACAGGCCGTTCTCGGTGTCGGTAAAGACTCAGCTGATATGGTGGCGCTCCGCAAACAGGCGCGCCAGCTCGGTGACAACACCGCCGCGTCGGCTGATGATGCTGCCGG